TTAATACCATTTGAAATAATACTATTTTTATTTTCTAATTTGGTACAATGATACAAATATGATGTAAATTTCCAAAAAAATTCATTGAAAATATCTACGTAATTAAATTTTTCTGCGATTGAATCTAAATATGAATCATTCCAAAACAATTTATCAATATCTATAGATTCATCTTCATCATCGGCTTCATTGTTTTCACGCATTGTCAATACGGATGATTTACGAACGTTATAACCTTTTCGTTCTAAATAATCAATAGTAAGTAATTTTTCTTCTTCGGTTGGAGATTCCCACCAATACAAATATTCAATTTCCGGAACATATCTCCATTTTGAATATATTGACCAAGTTAAAGGATGTCGTGAATAATCATCAACACCATTTATAGACATAACTTCTAACGAAGGATTGACGGCTCCCAATATTACAGGTGGTAATTTATTTATATTTTCATTTAAATTATTTAAATGATAATCTCTTTGAACTGTAATTTTTATACCTTTTTTGTGAAAAAAATCATCAACTCTTTGTAATTCATCATTAGTTGGTGGATTTGCACCCCAATATATCCAAGCGGTATTTTTTCCAGATGGATATAATCTAAATCGTCTATTACTTCTATGTACAAATCTAGAACTATGTTCAGCAGTTCGACTTTCTATAGATGGAATCCATATAAATTGAATTTCATCATTTGGTCCAAATTGTCCAAGTCCTACTTTATCAGTTATATTTGTTTCCGATATAAGACCAACATTATGCAATTGTTTATTCCAACTTGATAAAGTTCCTTTGGCTTGTTCATTTAATTTAGATAACCATAATTTACTTCGTTCTTTGGCTTGATTAACATCAAATCCATTATAATCATCTTTAACCCATAACCATTTATGATGCCAAATGTTATCTGAATATCCATATTTTATTTCGGGAGGATTTGTATTAAAACGGATTGTGGTAAAATTACCAACTATAGGTTCATCTGACGTATTAAAATCTGGAGACTCGTCAAATCTTATGATCTGTTTAACTGGATCAAACATTATACAATTATATGAGAAATCTGGATTATATTTTTTCAATAAATGTTCGGCTTTATGAATAATTTTTGGAGGGATTACTTCATTAGCATATAATTTATGAACATATATAGAATTTCCCATTTTTTTACCAACATTATTTTTAAATCTTTGAATGATAGACCCTTTATTGGTCTTTAATTTATTCTCTAATATTTTCTTTAATTTAATCATAATATCTTTATATTATACAATTTAGCATATTCATCTATAATATGTTTTATGTATTTTTCTCCGGAAATTGTATATGGTCCAATATCTAAACGTTCATTATTTATTATATTATTAAAAAAATAATGAATTAATTCTGTTGCATATCCTTTATTTCTATTATCAATATTTGGTGTACAAATATTATAAATGATATATTTATTTAATATTTTTGAATATCCATATTCTATATAAGAATAATCAGAATATAGTTTATATCCAATAATATCATTATTAATTATACCAGTATACGATTTATAAATATTGCTCACTTATTAGCTAAATATCTATTATAGAACATTCTATTTCTATTTGATACTTCATATACATTTCCCTGCTCATCTTTAAATTTTCGTTTATATTCTCTTTTTACGGTATTCCAATCTTTGTTTAATAAACCTTTAACAAACTTGGGAAATTTTTTTATAGTACCCATATTGAATGCAAAATCAATTAACATTTCTTTTTGCTCTATATCTAATGGAATATCAACTCCACCAGTTATAGATTTTAATTCTTTTTGTACAATAATCCAAGCATCTTCAATATCATTTTTTAATAATCTAATTGCTTGTGATTCTGTGAGTCCTCTACTAAATCTATTTAATTCGGCTGTATTTTTTATTTTATGTCCATATGCTATAGTCTCCATTCCACCTTCGGGAGATTTGTGTGGGAACCATAATTTTTTATTAGAATTGTATCCATCTCTTTTTGAGTTTTCTACAATTTTTAAATATTTAATAAATCCATCAGATATTTGAAAAGCAGATTGAACAATTGCTGGTTTTTGTGGTGGAACATCCATAACAGTAGCTTCAGATATATTTTTTTGTTGTTTTTGTTGTTTTTGTTTTAACAATGAAATAATTTTATATATTTTATTACCGGCAACATTTAATAAAGCTTGTATTCCAAAATGAAGTGGAGTTGGCCATTCGCCATATTCAACCCATTGCGATTTGCTATGTTCCCAATTAAGTTGTGGAGTAAATTCATATGGAACAATTACTACATAATTATAATATTTAAAATCATTATTTGGATCTTCATATGTATAAATTGGAGTTATTTTATAGTCTCCATTAAATCCAGTTTCTTCTTCTATTTCTCGTTCTACAGCTTGAGCGGGTGTTTCATTCCCATCAATTTTACCACCCCAGCCTGCCCACGTATTAGGTTCGGTTGATGGTGCGGTTCTATATGAAAGTAAAATTCTTCCTGTATCTTTTGCTATAAAAATGCATCCAGCAGCTTCGGAACCCCAATATTGAGAATCTGATATTAAATTTTCATAGAATGATTTGTAATTTATTTTAGATGACATAAAATATTATATATTTTATATAAATATGGCAATTTGTTCTATTTAACATATTCTTTTTATATTTATTAATTAGTTAATAGTGTAAATTTTAACATATTTTATGTCATTACCAGATCAAGATAGAATAAGATTTCCGGGAAGTGGTTCAACAGTTGTTGGTAGAACTGCATATGGAACATATGATAATGATCCCATATTTGTTGCAGATTGTTATGCATCTATGATTTGGGCGGCTCATCGTTTAGGTTATCCTATAGTAGACGTAGAATTGTTAGATGTCAACTTTTACATGGCATTTGAAGAAGCCGTCAACATATATAACGCAAAGGTAAATGAATTTAATATTATAAATAATATGTTTGCGTTACATGGACAACAAATAAATAAATTATCGAATATTGAAACGAGAGCAGTTACTGGAACTGGATTACAAAATATAGTTACATTATCAAAAGATTATGGTGGACATATAGGTGTTGGAGGTACAATTGAATGGAAAAAAACTTCTATTGATGTAATGCCAAATGTTCAAGATTATGATTTAAAAGAATTAATTGCGAATGTTCATGAAAATTGTAATACTATAACAATTCGTAGAATTTTTCATGAACGTCCACCAGCATCCGCAAGAATATATGATCCATTTTCAATGACAGGTATGAGTTATTCAAATGTATTAACCGAGCTTGGATTTGGTGCATATTCACCCGCCGTTCAATTTTTGATGACACCAATTTTTGAAGATTTATTGAGAATGCAAGCAATTGAATTTAATGATTTAGTAAGAAAAAGTCAATATTCATTTGAATTAGTAAATAACAAATTAAGAATATTTCCAATTCCTACAACGGGATATAAATTGTGGATAGAATATAGTAATGATACTGAAGCAGCTATAAGTGGAACATTAAGTCCGGATAATTCAAAAGTTGTTTCAGATTTTTCAAACGTTCCATATAAAAATCATTCATATTCTGATATAAATGATTCCGGAAAGCAATGGATTAAAAATTATTTCTTAGCAAATTGTAAAGAAATCCTAGGAGCTATTCGACAAAAAGTTCAAACGATTCCTATTCCCGGTGGAGAAATTACATTAGATGGTGCTGTATTGAGAGCGGAAGCTCAACAGGAAAAAGAAAAATTATTAGACAATTTGAAAGACATGTTAGAAGCATCTGGAAAATTTAATCAGATGGAAAAAACAGCATTGTTAAATGAACAATTACAAAATACATTGAAATCAATACCAATGATGATTTATATTATATAACTACTATAAAAAGAATAATATATGGGATTAAAAGGACGATATTTTAGTGAACGAGATATAAGATTTATAAATAGTATAAATTCAGAATTATTTGATGATGTAATTCAAACAGAAGTTACAATATATAAAATTTCTGCCGATATTACTCAAATAAATATTTATGGTGAAAGTAAAGCATCTTCTGGAAAAGTATATTATCCAGGGGTTGAAATTGTAGCTATTATAGATCGTGCTGAAATTGCAACGGGAGTTGATGATTTTGGTCCGGATAGAAATCAAAATGTAGTATTTAAATTTAGAGAACAAAATCTTAAAAATGCAAATTTATATCCACAAACTGGAGATTTAGTATTATTTAATGAAAGATATCATGAAATAAATAATGTTGTACAAGAACAATTCTTAGGAGGAGTTCCTGAAAAATCATTAAGTATTATTGTTAATACACATTATACAAAACTGAGTGCTATTGATTTAGTAATACGTCAAACTTAATTTATATATGAGTAGCTGGAAAGGAAATCCAAATAATCCAATACCAAATAATGTTCAAGAATCTATTAATAGATCTGAGAAAATTATTTCAGATAATAGATCTGAGGAAGTTAGACGTGATAAAGATACTCAGAAAAACGTATCTATAAGTTTATATGATATTGATGAAACTATATTTAATCATTTAACTCAATTACAATTACAAGTTGAAGATGCTGGAAAAAAAATAAAAGTTCCTATTTTTTATGGATCGCCTGAACGATGGGTATCTGCACAACGAGATGGTTATATAAGAGATAATCAAGGAAAATTAATTCTTCCGGCTATTATATTAAAAAGAACAAGTTCCGAACAAGATCAATCATTGCAATTTTTCAATAGA